TAAAAGCCTCGTCCCGGCAAATCGTAGAAATCTCGTAATCGGAGAGCGGATCGGCGAATACATAATCGTTAATAACCTGGATCGTCTCTCTAATTTCGTCCCGGGAAAATCCCTTAGTTTGTAGGTAAACGATATAATTAAAAAGCTCCTGGTTACGTCCGGAGCCGTCTCCCATTCCTTTAAATTCGAATTTACCGGACGGATTAGAGATAGGAGTTAACCACTTAGGGACCTCCTGGATCTCCGCGCCTTTTACGTAGCGGATCCACTCTCTCTTTTTTCCGTCTTGCTTGATCTTTACGTAGGCGTTACGACCTCCGGATTTCCGGTCGGAATAGATACCAACCGCGAGACGGTTCTTTATGAAATTTTTAGGTTCCTCCTCGGAGGTCTTAAACCAAACATGAATACCGCGAGTCGTTTTCATTACTCTACATTTCAGATCTAAGCCCTCGACGATCTTAAGCATGATCTCCGCGTCGGAGGTCGTATCGAAATCGAGAACGATATAGCCTTTAGGGACTATAACCGCCACGTCGTCGAAATCCTTTACTTCCTCCCAGGTTTTCGCGCCGATCCCGTCTTTGAATTTGTGAGTCGGATTTTTTCCGTCTAAAATTATGTATTGCACTTTCCGCCGGCTCCTTTCATAAATTCGAGTTCCTTATTCATAAACTCGGTTTCGATTTTATTCCACGCTCTAAAACAATCGGGACATAAATTTTTTCCGCCGTGTAATCCCCAACCGATCGGGAGACTTTCGAAAGTATTCCACCGAGTAAAGCCTCCGTCGGTTTCCTTTTCTCCGGTACACTTTACAAAAACATTTTCTCCGCACCGATCGCACGTTACTAATTGTCCGTTAACTCTACTCATGTTTTAACTCCTATTCTTCCTCCGCTCTTATTTCGTGATCGATATACTCGCGGATCTTCTTTAGATCCTGGAGTCTCGAATTACCCGCCTTTTTGCCGGCGCGCTTGATATACTTAACCGCGTTACCGAGATAGAAATTAAGTCCCCAATCGTCGATCACATCGAACGGAGTAATTTTCGTATCGTTGTAATATTCCGGCTTTATCGGATCCGGTACGATCGACTCTCGAACCTTTTCGAGCGTGTTCTCCTTATGTTCCTCGTAGGACATAACTTGCATATTAACCGGTCGATCGGTTTCTATCGGATCCGGCTCGATATATCCTATCGGTTTCCACTTTAACGGAGTGGACTCATATCGAGGATCGCGCCATTCCATATTATTTTTACAATTAACGCAAGGCTCCTCGCTCGCACTGTTACAATCGAAAGCGCAAGTTTCGCAAGTATACTCCTCGCAATCCGGGCAAACCAAGCGCCCCTCCGGGATCTCAGCTCCACACGATACGCAAGTATTAACCAGGACCGGTCCTCGATTAAATAAAAGATCGTAATTACGCTCGATTACGTCCGGATCCTCATAACACGACTCCTCGGTTCCTAAAAGGGAACACTTTAAACAATTTACCGAGTTATTGTGACAATGGTTTTTTATCGCCGTTTGTTTTTCTTCTAAAGTCATTTACTACCTCCAAATCTCGTCCGTTTCCTTATCTCGTAGGACGATCCGCCCCTCGATATGGAATCCGGCTAGGTGTGCTATTTCTTGTAATACCTTTATAGTTTTCGAGACTCTTTTCTCCTGGGAGAGTACGTTCTTAATCGCTTTCTCTGCCGTAGGATCCAAAGCTCCGGACGCGTTCCGTTTTAGCTCGTCCACGCGATCACACTCCCTCGAATACTACATAAATATAATTTGTGTTCTCTGATACCGCCTCGCCGATTGTCAAATTATTAAAACTCTTAATAACCGGCTTTTTCGGATTAGGAATTACGAAAACCGGGACTCCCTCTTTTGCTAGTTTCATAGCCTCGTTAAATTCGATCTGTCTAATTGTCATTTAATAAACCCTCCACAATTTTTATAAATTCCTCCAGGGTGTACGGCGCGAAATGTAAACCGCCCGATCGCTCGATCCGGATCTTATGTATCTTTTGGTCGTCCTGGAGATCGTTATTTCCTACTTTGAGTTCAAAACATACGAAACGACCGTTAATACACGTTACAAGATCCGGCGCGCCTTTGGACGCCCAACCGTTACCGAATTGGTTAATATGATAAATATTGTTTTCTTTCAAATACTTAATACATCGATCTTGTAATTTCTTTTCCGGTTTACTCGGCATTTTGATACCTCCATTTAAAGCCTCCGCACGTTATACGCTTACCTTTACAACACGCGGATATATGACTATCGCGTATATTTAATTCTCGACTCGCGTCCGTAATACTCGCCCAGGCTTTTAAAATATTTCCGTTTTTATCAAGTTGGAAAATAGGTTTTTTATTTGCCTCGATTACTTTCGCATTATCGACCTTTATACCTTTTCGAGATTTAGCGCTACGAGCTATCCCGGTACCGTACCTAACGTTTTCCAAACAAGAGGACCACTCTAAGTTAGTAACTTTGTTATTACGCTTATCCTCGTCCTTATGGTTTACTTGCGGTTTGTTCTCCGGATTAGGAATAAAAGTAGTAGCGATCAACCTATGAACCGTAATAGTTTTACTTATACCGCCGATCGATAATTTAACTCTCTCATATCCCTTACGATTAAGAGTAGGAACCAATCGGCGAGGAGCGCCTTTTTTGACGCTCCATATTTCGCCGTTGTCCTTAGCGTAATAACCGGGATATCCCTCTATCGCCTTAATCAAGATCGTCTAAGTCGTCCATATCGGAGGACTCGCTCTCCTGGGACTCTGCTTTCACATCGGAACCAAATCCAACCGCCGGAGTATAATCGTTAAGTTTTACTTTAGTACCCTCAGTACCGGCGTTTTCGCCTTTGGTCTTAATATAGGTATCATGCTTAACGGTAGCGGTAATATAGCAATCTACGATATCCTGGGTATCGATTTCGTCCGCCTGGAAATTGTTAAGACAAGTACGAGCGAAAAAACTCCACGCTCTAAGAGCGCCCTCGTTTAACTCGCCCTTAGTGTTGGTAAGTGTAAACATTTCGTTATGAGTCTCGCCCTTAGCGGTTTGTAATTTGACCTCGATCTTACCGAAATCCTCGTACTTAGAGTCGTCTACCTCCATTACCTTAAAGGTAGTAAGTCCCTCCGGGATAAGTTTAAAAGTTCTTTCGCTTAATTTCATTTTTGCCATTTTATTTTTCCTCCATTATTTTATTATTTCGATTTTCGCGTCCGGATTTATTCTCCAAATTTCGCCGTCTAACACGTCCACGTTGTAACCCGGTTTGTAACCAAGTAACCCGCAATTATGCGGATCACTTGTTACAATTCCGATTTTACCGATCGCGCCCGTGCAACCGTTTTTTGTATTGATAATCTTTATTCGAGTACCGACCTCCGGGATATCCGTTTCCGGTCCGTAATCCCTTACTAAACTTTTTCCGAGATTACACATAGCGTTACTTACGGCTTTTCCTAAAGTCTCGCCGTCGATCTTGATTTCAGCAAATAATCCCGATTTAACCGGTACGTCCTCCGGGATCCACTTCTTAAAGACCTCGTTAAAATTGCCCTTGTTACCGAGATACTTTTTAGAGATACACATCGCGAGACCTAACTCCGGAGAGTAAGTATCCCCCTCCTGGCATTTAACGACCGTTTTCGTTTTGTCTTTCCAAATTACGATAGTCGCCGGATTGTTAAAGATTACCTTTTCGATATCCGGGTTTCGTGTAATCGGCGGAAAGACCGGTAATACATACTCGTGTTTTAATAAATATTCATCGTATAAATACGGATTACGTGTCGCCAACATTTACACCTCCTCGATTACTGATTTTTTCAAACTAAAGACCTCGGTCTTTTTCTGATACTTACTAAATACGTCCGGTAATTCGCTCTTTAAAGCGGTACTATCGAGAGAGTTCCTCTCGGACTTAGTGAGCGTCCAGGTATACTTTTTACCTGGGATCTCGACCTTTTTATCGCCGTCCCGAAACTGAGTAGTCATATACTTTTTAACCTGGTCCTCGATCTCCTTAAGGCGCTTTTTCTTCTCCTCGATCTTAGCCTCCGCCTTATCGATTGTTTCCTGGAGCTTATCCGCCTCCGCGATTAACTTAGAGATCTCTTTATCCTCTAACTCGACCGTATTCTTACGGAGTACCTTAAGGATCTCCGCGTCCTTTTTCTCGTCAAATTCCGGAGAGATACCGGTCTCCACATGATCGCGCCAAAACTTTAAAGCCGGCTCGACGTAGGTCTCTTTAAATGTAGGGAACGCCTCGGAAACCTTAAACTCGTAAACCTTAGTATTTTCGATACTAGGCTTAAACGCCTCGGTCGGAGCGGTGTCGAATTTACCGCCTCCCAGGTCTACCGGGTAATCCTTATCCTCGAGGAAACTCGCCGTCATAATCACGTTATCGAATCCCAGGAGGTAAGCGTATAAACACGCCTGGAGCTTGTAGTAAATCGGTACATCGATTAACCAATCCTCCGCGCGCTTTGTGGTCTTTACCTCGACGATAAAATCGTCTCCTAAAAAGTCCCACATTCCGCCGAGTTCTTTTTCCTCCGGAAAGAAATCTCCCCAGGTCTTTTTGAAATAATCCGGTCCGTATACGTCCGTCGGACTCTTAATATCCATAAAGTAAACGGATCTCAGATACTCGCAAATCTTAGGCTCGATAACCTTACCGGCGAGGGTGTAGATACTCTCCTCGAATGGTTCCTCGTAAGTCCGGGTAATTTCACACCATGCGGAGAACGGCGACGCCCAGGCGTTCAAACCGAGGACCGTAGCGAACCGGGTAGCGGTTAATTTCTTACACTTTTTAGGTGGATCAATTTTGATCCGGTTATTCTCTAAAAATTCCATATCTAACCTCCCTATCAGACAAACTCTTTAATCCGATCTAAAATCTCCTTATGAGCTTTATCCCGAAACATTAACTCCTGGAATAATAACTCGCTCGGCATTAAAGCGATCGTCTGTTTCTTTTCCTCGAGAGTCATACCCTCGACTCTGCTTTTAAGTTCTTCTCTCTCAAATTCGCTCATTTTCGTAAACGTGCCTCCTTTATATTTCCGAAATTGCGTAAACTTGACTAAAAATAAAAAGTATGTTACTCGGAGATCTTGTTACCGATCTCGATAAGAACGTCCTCCGCCTCTTTCTTAGTCATATTACCGCTCTTACGCTTAGCGTTAACCTCCTGGACGTAAGGCTCGTACTTCTCGAAATCCTTTTCTCTGAGCTT